TGTTCGGTTTAGGCACTTCCAACAGGTTATCTTATATGTAAAGATTTATCTTTATAGTTCTAAACGAACTCGCTTCGTTTGGGACTACGCTCGTTCGTTAGTTATAATATATAAATAACTAACTGAACTAATGTTGAGTAAACGCCAGAGTTATGCCGTTCGGCGAATAGCGTTATTAGACCGATATTAGGGACACTGACAATGGCAAACAGAGGGCGCAAGCCAGGGATACAGAACATATCCAAGAAGGAAGCCCAGGAACGAATGCTCCAACTTCTGGAACAAGGTGCGACCATTACCGCTGCTATGGCAGCCGTAGGTCGTAACGATGTAACCTTTAGACAATGGTCAATGCAGGATGCTGACTTCAAAGAACGGGCAGATAAGGCTCGACTTGCTGGCAAAGGGGTCAAGGCTGACCTGAAAGAACTCAAGGATATATCCTTCCCCGACTTCTGTGAACAGTTTCTCGACTCTAAGATGTTTCCTCACCAGTTGAACTGGCTAGACCTTATCGATGGGGTAGAACCCCGATGGCAACCCGCAGGTATGACTTATGAACCTAGCGACCCTGACCGTGTACTTATCAACGTACCGCCTGAGCACGCCAAGTCGACAACTATCACGACCAACTATGTGACCTATCGAATCGTCACTAACCCTAACATTCGAGTCATCATTGTCTCAAAGACTCAGGGTATGGCTCGTAAGTTCCTTGGTGCGATTAAAACAAGATTAAGCCACCCCGCCTATATGAAACTCCAGACCGCTTTTGGTCCTAATGGGGGTTACCAGAAAGATGCTACCCAGTGGGCGGCAGATATGATTTACCTGGGAACAGGACGCGACTCTGGCGAGAAGGACCCTACGGTCCAAGCCCTAGGTATCGGTTCTCAGATTTACGGTGCTCGTGCTGACTTAATTATCGTCGACGATGCTGTGATGGGTACTAATGCCCACGAGTGGGAAAAGCAGATGGAATGGCTTCAGAAGGAAGTTATCACCCGTCTTGGTCGACACGGTAAGTTAATTATCGTTGGAACCAGAGTGGCACCAGTTGACTTGTACAAGATGCTACGAGATGCTGGGCAGTGGTCAGGTGGAGTTTCTCCCTTTACCTACTGCGCTATGCCAGCCGTTTTAGAATTTGATGAAAAGCCTGAAGCCTGGAAGACATTGTGGGCAGAAACTGACCGCCAGGAAAACGATAAGGACGACGCATTACCTAATGGAAATTTTCCCAAGTGGGATGGACCTTCTCTCTTTAAGAGACGCTCTCAGGTATCCCCAGCAGTATGGGCTATGGTCTACCAGCAAGAAGATGTCACAGAAGACTCAATCTTTTCTCCCTCCTGTATCGCAGGTTCCGTCAACGGAATGCGTAAACGAGGTCCGCTAAAGGCTGGAGTTCCAGGACACCCTACTTATCTTGAAGGTGCCTACACCATCATCGGACTTGACCCTGCTATGGCAGGTGCTACAGGTGCAGTAGTTTGTACCTACAACAAGGCTGATGGAAAGATTTACGTGCTGGATTGTGTCAATATGACCGAACCATCACCACAAAAGATTCAAGACCTGATTGAAGAATGGGTCGTTAAGTACAAGCCACAGGAACTGCGTATTGAAATCAACGCACACCAGAAGGCTTATGCACTAGATGACAACTTGAGAAACTATCTTGCTTCTCACGGATGTCAACTCAACTCACACTTTACAGGCAAAAACAAGTGGGACACCTCTTTCGGTGTAGCGTCAATGGCAATGCTGTTCGGCAATACACGAGATGGACGATTCCAGGATAACAACCTGATTGAACTACCAAGTAATGAAGGCTCTGAAGGTCTTAAGACATTAGTTCAAGAGTTGATTACCTGGAAACCTGACACACGAAACCCTACAGACTGCGTAATGGCACTGTGGTTTGCAGTCATTCGCATCCGCGAACTGATGCAACAGTCCACACGGATTGGTTCTTACACTAATAATCGCTGGGCAACACGAGCACAGAGGGCACAAAGAGGCTCTATCAATTTAGATGAAGCAATCGCTGACCAGTGGTCGCAACAATACGGATAGGATAACAATGGCATTATCAATGAAGCAGGTGTTTGCGAGAGTTGAATCTCTACGCCACCTCAACGGAGAACGCGACCAGCGTAACCTTGACGTACTCGCAGTTCGACGTGGAAAAATTGCTGATGTCTATCCTGACTTTTTTCCAGAGGGCGTATCTGCCAACGTAGTTGCTAACTTTATCGACATCGTAGCCCGTGACCTCTCTGAGGTTATGGCTCCACTTCCTGCAGTTAACTGCTCTGCAGCAAACGCGGTCAATGACCGTGCACGTTCTTTCGCTGACAAGCGCACACGTATCGCATCGAACTACTTCCAGCACTCAGACCTTGCTGTACAGATGTACCAAGGTGCTGACTGGTACATCACATATGGTTTCCTCCCGTTCGTAATTGAATTGGATGAAGACGCAAAACTGCCACGAATCCGCATAGAAAACCCAGTGGGTGCTTACCCAGAGTTTGACCGCTATGGACGTTGTGTGGCATTTGCAAAGCGATATGCAATGACGCTAGGCGAACTCGTATCTCAGTTCCCTGATTACGAATCCCAGTTACTCGGACGACGAGGCTACGACCAGGATTTGACTGCTCAGGTTGAGATGATTCGCTATTACGACAAAGACCAGTCAGTCATCTACATTCCAAGCAAGGCAGATTTAATTCTGTCTCACGCTGCTAATCCTCTTGGAAAGATGATGATTGTTGTTGCACGTAAACCATCTATTGATGGTGAACTACGTGGACAATTTGACGACATCCTTGGTATTCAATTGCTTCGCAACCGCTTCGCATTGCTTGCAATGGAAGCAGCAGAGAAATCTGTACAGGCACCTATCGTACTTCCTTCGGATGTACAAGAGTTGCAACTTGGTGGAGATGCGGTTATCCGTACAAACAATCCAGCAGGTGTACGCCGTGTAGAACTAAACATTCCACAAGGCGCATTTACAGAATCTCAACTTCTTAACGCTGAACTTCGTGTTGGTGCTCGTTATCCTGAAGGACGAACAGGAAACATTAGTGCATCAGTGGTTACGGGACAAGGTGTACAGGCGCTTATGGGTGCCTTCGATACACAAGTTAAGTCTGCACAAGCAATCTTTGCTGCAGCACTTCGTGATGTTATTCAAATTTGTTTTGAAACAGATGAAGTTCTATTCCCTCAGGAAAAAACAATTCGTGGAGTAGATTCAGGTTCACCTTATGAAATTACATACAAGCCAAGTAAGGATATCAAGCAGGACTTTTCTGCTGACGTTCGTTACGGTATGCTTGCTGGTCTTAATCCAGCGCAAGGTCTTATCTTTATGCTTCAAGCACTTGGAGGAAAACTCATCAGCCGAGATATGGCTATGAGAGAACTTCCATTTACAGTTAACGTCACACAAGAATTAGAAAAGATTGAAATCGAAGATATGCGTCAAGCACTTCTCGGTTCACTTACTGCTATGACTCAAGCGATTCCACAGATGGCTGCATCAGGTGGGGACCCATCAGAACTCGTGAATAAAATTGCTGCGGTTATCAAGGCTCGTCAAAAGGGCACTGCTCTCGAAGACGCTATTGAAGCCACATTCGCTCCGCAGCAACAGGTTCCTCCTGCTGGGGCAGCACCTATGGTTGAGCAACCGTCCCCTGCTCCCACCGCTTCTCCAGCAGGAGGCGCTCCTTCCCCAGAAATGGCAGCACAGCAGCCAACAGGAGAAGACATTCAACCTCAGCAACGTCCAGATATTCAAACATTAATCTCATCACTTACATCAAGTGGTAAAGGTTCGGCAAGAGTAGCAACCACAACTACGCGTAGATAATCAAGGCAGGGACAATGACAACAATCGTAGGCGTACAGAACGCAGATGGTTGCGTCATAGCAAGTGATTCACGTGTAGCAGAGGGTGGGAAAGTTTACACACACCCTGAGATGGTTAAAGCAGTAGAACGTGGCAACTACATTATTGGTGGTGCAGGTGACTATCGCGCTTTGCAAGTTGCTCTTCACGGGTGGAACCCACCAACGGTTACAGCAAAAGCAAAACAAAATCTTTATGAGTTTGTAATTAACAAAGTAGCACCATCACTTAAGACAACATTAGTTGATGCTGGTATTGAGTTTAATAAAGGCTCAAGTGATGATGACAATAAGTTTGAACTACAACTACTTATTGCAATCAATGGAACTATATTTGAAATTGATAGCGATTTTGCAGTTGCTATGAACGATACAGGATTTTATGCAGTTGGCTCTGGCGGAGATTACGCACTAGGTGCGCTCCACGCTGGAGTATCAATATTAGATGCAATGAGAATTGCAGCAATCAACAACAATGGAACATCTGCTCCATTTCATATTCTTGAACAAGAAACTAAGTAGGAGGCGCAATGACAACTGCATCAGAAAATAGAGGCGGAGACCGCCCTACAGCAGCGCAGAATAACCCTGCAAATGTTTCAGGCGTAGGTGGAGCAGGTCAAAGCGGAGTCGCTGACCTTAATTACACAGGTCTTCCTTATGGACAGAATCAAGCAGTTAATCAAAGTCGTGTGACAGGTAATGCTGCGGTTGCTTCAACTCAACCTACACCAGTTGCCACACTTCCTTCTTTACCAAGTATTACCCCAATTACTGCGCCATCTGAAACTCCTGACCGTCCAATTACTTACGGTATGCCATTTGGCGACGGTGCAGGGCGTGAAGTTAATCCTTTGCCAGTTAAGATTCCTTATGAGGGCGACCCATCAGTTGATGTTATTCGTGCTCTATACGCACAGAACCCGCGCAATGAAGACTTGCGCTACATAGTAGAAACTATTGATGCCCGACAGCAAGCAGGTGCCTAGTGGCGGGAAAGTACACTTTTAATAATGGCAGACTAGAGTTCAGTAACCGCGTAAGCGAAGTATTGACTGAAGAAGATTATAAAGCACAGGCTGCTTTTGCTCAGGCTTCTGCTGTTAATCCAGCCCAGGCTGCAACAATTATTAAGAATGCACAAGGAAACCTTATGTCTCCTGGCGTTCTTGCTTCATTGTCTAATCTTAACGTCGACGCACAAAGTGGCGTTGCAAAAAGCATTGCTCAAATTGATGCAGATACTCGTGAAGCACGTATGGCTGACCAAAAGGTTGTCGCTCAAAAGCGCAAGCAAGAAGAATTTGATGCAACTAAACGTGGTATTTTTTGGCGTGGAGTCAAAGGTGCCGTTAAGGGTGCATTTACAATAATTGCAACACCATTTCAGACTGTCAATGCAACTTATAGAAACGTTGTTAATGAAGTCCAGGACCGAGGAGTAATTAGCGGTGTTGCCACTGGGTTGAATATCAACCCATTTATGAGTGGTGAAGAAAAAGCAAAAGTTGCTACAAATATTACTAACCAAGTTGTTGTTGGTAAAATATTTAATGACAGCGTTGAGAAGATTAAAGCAAAGCAGAACCCACTTATCAACATTGATACGGGTAAAGGATTCTTTGTATCTGAAGAAACAGGCGTTGGACACGCTGTTCGTCAGGCATCACTCGATGTTGCTAAAATTGCTGTCCGTGATTCAAAAGGTAAAGTAATTGGCTATCAGCCACGTTCATTTTTTGGTGATGCAGTCTTTGCTGTGTCTCCAGTTGGAAGCCCAGAAACAAAATGGGGCGCAGTAATTTACCTTGCTGCAGATATCGCAGGTTCATTCTTAACTGACCCAGGTATTGCTAAAGCACAAAGAGTAAAACAACTACGCAAACTTGCACAGCAAGAGCGTGTTGCTGGTGCTATGGGTGTCGCTGCAAAGTTTGAACAAGAAGCAGCAGTTCTTGAAGAGGTTTTAACAAAAGAAAATGTTGCTCGTAAGGCTGCAGTAAAGCAAGCAGACGCAATCAAGAACTCCAAACTTGATGACTATAAGCAACAGGCAGTAGATGCCCGTGCTACGTGGTCTGGAAAAGCAGAAGAAGCAATTAAAGCAAACACATCTGTCCGTGCTGCACAAGGACGACTAGATGAAATTGCTGCTATCGAAGCAAAGTCACAACAAGAAATTGCTGATGCTACTGCTGCACTTAAAGAACTTACTGCTACTGCTAAGGCTCCTGTTACTATTGCTCGCACTGAAAGTGCAATCATTAAGCAGACAAAGATTCTTGACCAACTACAGGCTGACAATGCAGAAGCCCTAGCCGCTGGTCGCATTGCTATGACAACTGATGAAGAACTTACTCAGTTGGCTAATACAATTGACACACTTAAGACACGACTTGCTGAAGCACAAGCACTTGCTAAGAATGAAATTCCTACAGATGACATTCTTGATGCTGCTAAGCAATCAGTTGCTGCTGCTAAACGTCGCCTTGCAGAGGCTAAAGAAGCCAAGGCTTACTCAGTAAAGCAGGTAGCAGAGCGCACACGTAATGCAAAGATTACTGCTCGTGCTCGTGAGATTGCTTCCCGCGATGCTGCTAAGAAAACTGCAGCACAGAAAAACCTATCTCGCGTACTTGATGATGCCACATCAACTCTTGACGAAAAGTTAAATGCTTGGGAGAGCGCAGTACGTGAGCGCACAGGAGTTGCTAACTCATTTGAACGTAGTGGACTTGATTACCAAGCAATTGCTGAGTTTCTTACAGGCGGATATGGAACTATTGCAGTTGACCGTCTAGTCGATATGACTGACTGGAAAGTAATCTGGCGTAAATCAGGTGGACGTATCGATTCAGATACTGCACGTGCACTTGCTGCTGCAACTAACAAAGAAGAAGTTGTTGACATCCTTGCTCCTTATATTAAAAGGGGTGACATTATGGAAGGCGCACTGCGCCCAGGAATTGTTGAGCGCACAGGCGCACGCATTGCTGACCGTACTCAATTCGCAGCACCACTAGGAAAGTATCTAGTTGGAGTTGGAGCACGTGTTGAGTCACGCATTAATGAACATAAGAGAACTGCTGCAGTATTTGAAGCAGCACTTTCAGGTTCTGCAAAGGTTAAAGATTTTGTATCACGTGAGTACAAGACTAAAGTTAAGTCTGGCTCTATCATTAATATCCACGATAGAGAAGAGATGCTCCGAGCAGCAGAAGACTTTGGCGTTGCAGCCAAGTTAGACAAGGCTGTCTTAGATAATATTATTGAAGAGATTGCTACTGCACCATCTGCATCAGTTGCTGGTTATGCTGCATCTGTCAAATTACTAGAAGCAGTATTCCAACAGAGTGCAGCCAAGGTTCCTGAGTACCTACAGCCAGCGTTCCGCAAGGCTACAACAGCATTCAAGGACAGCAATGAACTGATGTCTAACTATTGGGCAACTCGTCACGCTGCAGGTGCTGAACTCAAGTACCTGACTCTTAAAGGCGAGCAGATAACTTTGCAAGGTCCACACCTTGGTTCTGAACTATTGAACTCAACTATCTATCTACCGCCTACTAAAGAAATTTTAAGTCTAACTTCTAAGTTATCTAAGTCAAAGATTCTTGGCAAGTCAACAGAGTACGCAGATATTGCTATTAATGATTTCTGGAAGAACCTACAGTTGGTACGTCCTGCCTATATCATTCGTAACATTGCTGAAGAGCAGATTCGTGTATTCGGTACTGGTCATATTTCATTCTTTAATAACCCAGGTATGGCAGTTGCTATGTGGCTTGGACGCGAAGATGGTGGTGTCTTAAGACGCACACTTAATAAGTTTGATACATATCGTCATACAGTATTCAATGAGTCATTCTCTACTGGAGATGATATCGCTGACGTTCTTGATGAAACCCTTGGTCAGAATATGAAAAACTCATACGTTGACCTAATGACCGCTAATCGCACAGGCGCATTTGATGACCGTGCTATCAAGGTCCTTCAGTTCAAGGGTGTCGGTAAAGTTCCATTCGGGCATAAGCGTTTCTTTGATGGCTTAGCCAATTCATTACGTATCCTTAACTCAGATGAGGTATCACGTGTCGTGGCTGGATATAATCCTTCTACAGTTGCTAAGGCAATTGCTAATGGAGCAAAGCGTGAGGATGCAGTCGTTGATTATTTCTTGACTGGCGCTGGTAGAAAGTCACTAGATAACTTTGCATCAGCACAATCTGATGAAGTTGCAGCGTTCTTACGCTCACCTGACGGATTACGTCAATATTTGTACACAGGAAAGTCTGCCAAAGATGGTAAAGACATTTCAATCCTTGCTCGCGTTAACGAAGCAGCAGGTGGAAATAGGTCTTTGCTAGAAATGATTGCAACTGGTAAGACAACAGTTGCTGGAGTTGTATACAGAATCCCACGTGCTGGTGATGAGGCTACAAATTCTATTCAAAATGCTAAAGCAATGCGTTCTGGCAAGAAGGCACTACTAGCAAAGCAGGAAGAATTTGCTAAAACTCTCCGAGACACATTTGGTAAGGCTGGAAACTGGGACAATGTAGAGATGAATGTCCCAACACGTAACCAGGCTTACATTGAAGGTGCTACAGAAAAGCGCAGTTTCGTAGATATGTTCTTTGAGAAGGCTACAGAGTTTGAAAAAAACTCAACCTTTGGTCCAGAGTTCCGTCAAGCATACTGGGAGGCTATCAATACATTAGCCAAAGCACTAGATGCTGACGCTGTAAAGGCATTAGAAGGAGTCGCAGAGAACTCACTAAAGCCTTTGATGTTTCAAGGTAAGAACATTGGTTCAAAGCATCCAGTATGGAGCGCATTCAAGGCTTCAGACGGTACTGGCTCACTGACATTAAAGGAAGCACACGAGTATGCAGATACTTATGCTCGTAATAAGGTTAAGGGTCTGTTCTATAACGCACAAGAGAAGCGTCTTATCTTCCATCAGTTGCGACTTGTTGCTCCATTTGCTAACGCTTGGGAAGACACCATTAGAAAGTGGTCAGAGATTGGTCTTGAGAACCCTGGTCAACTATACAAGGGTGTTAAAACACTTGAATGGTTACAAAAGCCAGAGTCATCTGCTATCTATCAGGTAACAGATGCACGAGACATCTATGACCCTAAGCAAGGTTTCTTCTTTAATGACCCTGATTCAGGTCAGCGTCTATTCTGGGTGCCATTTGCTGGCACAGTGATGTCTAAACTTGCCAACATTGCAACACCTGGCGTAAGCCAAGGTGGAGCACCTATGGCATTTGCTGCCAACCCTATGTCATTTAACTTTGCACTTGGTGCAGGTTCTATCCTTCCAGGTGTAGGTCCAGGTGTGACTATCCCTATCTCATTACTTGGTACATTCAATCAAGGATTTGTTGATAATCTACCTGAAGGCGTAAAGAACTGGTTGTTCCCATTTGGTCGAGTTGACTTTAGTTCAGGCTTGCAATCAGCAATCCTTCCTGCTAACTGGAACCGTGTTCTAGGTGGCGCTATGGGTATCGAAGAGAACTATGCTTCTAACTTCAAGCCAGTTATGTCATACCTTGCAGGTGGTGGAAACTACAATCTTGATGATGCAGAAGACCAGGCTAAGTTAGTCAGAGATACTGATATGTTCTCACGTTGGCAGTCAATTATGCGTGGTGTTGTAGGTCTTGTATCCCCAGCAGCCCTTATATCTAAGGGTCTAGGCAAGGATGAGAATGGCGATGCCACTACACATATGGCTCTCTACAACGACTTCCAAGAGATTCTAAATAACAATGATGGTGACTGGAATAAGGGTTGGTATGACTTCCTTAACCTATATGGTCCATCACAAGCATTTGCACTCATTAGTTCAAGCACAGGCAATGGTCCATCTAACTGGGATTCATACCAATTCGTAGTAGATAACCCAGATGTTGCATCTAAGTACACAGATGTATGGGGTTATGTAATGCCTGGTGGTGGATTGTCACAGGAAATGTACAAGTGGAACTTAGTAAACAATACTAAGAAGAAGTTAACCCCTAAGGAAATCTTAGAGAAGGTTAATGGACAACGCTACTACGCAGCCCGTGATGCACTAATGACCAAGGTTGACGGTGGAGAACTCGATAAAGACCAATACAAGATAGCACTCCAGTATCTAAAGGATTCTATGGGTGGTGGACCAGTAGTTGAGTTTGACCCTAATAAGCGTGGACGAGTTGTTGCACAACTAGAGAATCTTATTAAAGATGAACGCTTCGCAGATGTGCCATCTATCACAGCATTGCGTGACTATATGTATATACGTCAGGCTGCACTAGATAGCCTAGGCAAGAAGAAGTTTACTGGCGCTGCCAATGAACAAACAGTACGTGACTTGCTTGCACAAGATGCAGTGTGGATTGTCAAAGATAATCCTGATTTTCAGAAGATGTTCTATGCATTCTTCGCTAATGAATTGGAAGGTAACTAATGGCTGGCGAAAAGGAAAATACAGCAACCCCAGGTGCTGTCAGCGCAGAGGCAATAGCAGCAACGCAGAAATACCTTGCAAAAATAGGTGGAACCACAGCACAAAAGAGTGATGTAATCTCTGGTGTTTCAAGAGGTCAAGATGCATCTGGCAAGCCTATTACAACTCAAATCTACCCTGTTGGTTTCCAAGAATCATACATAAAGAACTTACCACCTAAGGACCGTGTTGCTTTACAGAAGCAATTGAAGGCTTTGAATCTATATCCAAAGAACTTCAATCCACTAGGTGATGGAACTGTTACTGCTGAAGACTTTAATGCTCTTCTTAAGTTAGTTGCAGTTGGTGAGCAAAGAGGTCTTGGTAATATCCAAGATGTTATCAACCTGGCTAAGAAGGATAAGAAGGTTCAAACCTTCCTTCAGACATCTGGCTATACTGAAGTAGCACCTAAGATTAGATACACTGATGCATCTGAATCTAAGGCTATCTTAACTGATAAGTTCCTATCTCTATTCAATGAAAAGCCAACTGATGCTGAACTAAAAGACTTTCAAACTATCCTCAAGGGTAAAGAATCTGCTGCTAAAGGTGGCATATCATCACTAGAACTTAACGATGTAATCCTTGGCGTAGCAAATAAGCGTATCTCTGGGGCTGTTAAGGGCGCTGCTACTGGCGATGCTAAGGCTCTTGATGTACTAGATAGCGGATTACTCGGCAAGCGTATCCGTCAAATCAAAGCAGCATACTATGACAACGGTATTCCAGTCAGCGATACAACTATCTACAAGCAAGCAGGTCTATCACTGCGTGACGAAGATGCTTATCAGAATGTGCTGGAAGAGATTAACAACAATGCTATGACACAGTGGGGCAAGTTAGGTCTTGACGTAAAGCCAGGACAGACTGTTCGTTCCAAGTTACAGCCATACATTACGACTCGCGCAAAGATTCGTGGCATATCAGAAGATGATATCAACGTTGCAGATATGACTGATATTATTAATACTGATGGAACAGCAAAGACTTACAAGCAATTTGAATTAGAAGAGTATAAAAGCCCAGAGTATCTTGCTAGTGACAACTATAAGATGACAGTACTTGATGATACTCAGGCAGTATTCCGCAACTTTGGAATTATGTAATGACAATTAAAGCATTCGGATTGGTGATATAATGGCGTTCATACCAGGAGTTATGCAGGTAGACGGTGGAGGAAATGAACTCGATGCTAAGGCATTGCTTGATGCTGTAACAAAACAGCAAGTAGCAGCAGGTGTCAAGAGTACAGACCGCACCGCACGTGTTGGTAATGAAACCGCAGCCCAGGCGAATGCTCGTATTACCCAGGGTTATAAGGACCAGGCAAAGCCTGAGTTAACTGTAGAAGGTGCTAAGGCTGGAGCAACAATTGAGTTTGTTCGCACAGGTGCAGGTGGAGTTGGAACCTATAAGGAAGTATTCCCTATTGGTACACCAATCCCTGATACACGTACTACTACAAGTGGCAATGTCTATGACCAACAAGGTAATCTTATTTCAGGTTCAGGTCTTAAGACAGGAACAGCAAGCGCAACTGGAGTAGCAACTTCAACAACTACTGACAATCCAGCAGATTACACTACTGCAAATGGAATTCTTAACTTCAAAGGTTCACCATTTACTGGTTCATATAATGGTAAGAACTATAAGAATGGCATAGTAGATACTACTGTTACTGACCCATTAGGTGGAAACCTAGAGAATCCAGCGTTCTCTATCGTAGAAGGCATTCTAAAGAACTACGATATGAAGGGTGTAGCAGATTCAATCGCTAAGATTCGTGCTGACTACCCTAAGATTGCAAGCGCAGATATCCTTTCATTACTTAAGTTTGATACACGCTACAACGCACCATACCTAGAACGCTTTGCTGGTAATGCTGCCCTCATTAAGAAAGGTTTACCTACCCTTAGTGATGACCTTTATCTTAAGGCAGAAAAAGAATACGAGAAGATTTTTAATGCTTACGATGTAAGTTCTCTTGCTAACCGCAAGATGTATGGCACATTGATTGGCAACTCAATGGATGCAGTAGATGTAACCAAGCGTTTACAGATTGGTTATGACCGTCTTAAGTCAGATAAGTATATTGAAGAAGCATTCAGAAAGTTTTATCCAAGTCTTGCAACTGGAGACATTGTTGCTGCAATGCTTAACCCTGATGAGATGTTGCCAATGCTTGAGCGTAAGGCTGTTGCTGCTGAAATCGGTGGCTCATACCTAGCACAAAACCTTGAAGCATCTAAGGTTTCCGCTGAATCACTTGCTGCATTTGGTATCACTAAGGCTGGAGCACAGGCTGGTGTTCGATACATTGCACAGGCTCTACCTCGCGGTAAGTTCCTATCTCAGATTTCTGGTGAGACTGGTATCAACTATACCCAACAAACTGCAGAAGATATTACATTCAAGAAGAATGTTAAAGCACAACAAGAAGAAGACATCCTTAAGGCTAAGGAAATTGGTCGCTTCTCTGCTGAGTCAGGCACGATGGGAAGTAAATCATTTGCTTCTCAGCAACGTGGTGCTGGCTTAATCTAAACAAATAGAATCCTGAACGGACCTACCAGCCCCGTCAGCGTATAAGACTGGTAGCAAGAGCCAGACCGTTTCCCCGAATGGAACCTGAGGCTTGCGAACTACAACGAATAGAAGGGTGGACAGTTGCTATGAGCAACAACTACTGGGATGAAGAAGACGATGACCTCGATACAGATATCGACACAAGCAATGACGGAACTGACTTACTAAAGAAGTTACGGAAGGCAAAGCGTAGTGACGAGAAAAGAATTAAGGAACTCACTGAGCAACTTGAGACACTATCCAAGGGGCAGCGTGAGCGCACCGTCAAAGAAGTCCTAGAAAAACAGGGTGTGAATCCTAAGGCTGCAAGACTAATTCTCAAAGACTTAGAAGACGTTAGTGAAGAGACAGTTGCAAACTGGCTTGAAGATAACGGCGACTTATTTGGGTTTGTCAAGCAAGAGGAAACACCTGAAGTCGATGGCAATCGTGCCGAATTACGTAAGCAGAATGCTGTCACACAGGGTGCAATCACACCTGACCGAGGCGAAGATTTGGAAATGAAAATCGACGGAGCACAATCCGCCGAAGAACTCACCCGCATCCTCTACTCACAATCTTAAACATTCATAGTATCTAATCACCAGGAGGTGAACACTTGGCTACAAACTACACATCGACAGACTCAGCGTCTCTCGGCGGTACAGCAGGTAGCGCAGGTCTAGTACAGAAGGCATACGATAAGTTTATCGAATTTGCCCTTCGCGACGAACCCCTAATTCGTGCCGTAGCAGACAAGCGCCCAGTATCAACAACAAACAACGGTAACGTTGTTGTCCTACAACGCTATGCAGACCTTGCTAACGCAACAACTGCATTGACTGAATCAACAGACATTGATGGCGTTACAATCGGAACACCTACATCTGTGACTATCACAATGCAGGAGTTCGGTAACGCAACAACAAACACACGTGCTCTACAGTTGTTCTCTTTGAACTCAGTAGACCCAGACATCGTAACTTTGATGGCTCGCAACCAGGCAGATTCAATCGACGCACTTGCTATGACAGCACTTCGCGGCGGAACAAACGTAATCTACTCAGGTTCAACAGCAACAACAACAGCAACAGTTACAGCAGCAGCAACATTGTCAACAGCGAACATCGCTAAGGCAGTTGCTAAGTTGCGTACTAACAAGGCTTCAGGCAAGCGTGGCAATGAGTTCTGGGCTGGAATCCACCCAGATGTCGCACACGACCTAATGCTTGAATCATCTGCAGCAGGTTGGGTAGTACCTAACGCATACGGAATTTCACAAGACCGTATCTGGGCTGGAGAAGTTGGTCGTTACAAGGGTGCCTACTTCGTAGAGTCACCACGCCTATACGTCGCAACAGACGGTGCTTCATCTGCAAAGGTGTACCGCACAATCCTTTGCGGACAGCAAGCACTTGCTGAGGCAGTGGCAGAAGAGCCACACACAGTTATCGGTCCAGTTACCGATAAGTTGAACCGCTTCCGTCCAATCGGATGGTACGGCGTTCTAGGTTTCGCACGTTTCCGTGAAGAAGCACTATACCGCATTGAGTCTGGTTCATCAATCGCTTAGTTGATTGACGGGTGGGGCTAGGGAAACCTAGCCTCATCAGTAAGTTCATTAAGGAGAACAAATGACAACTTATTTATTTACCACACCTGTGGTAGAAGAAGGTCCCACTGGTGGACATCGCTTGTTCTACTTCTTTCGTCTCAATCGTGGAGTAACAATTGTTCGTACTGGTAGCACATACTCCAGTGGACGTTGGTACTCACAGGATGAACTAGAAGCAGTTGACGAGTACTGGCTAGGTGGACACGAACATCCTGGTATCAGCGAAGCAACTAAGGCAGCAATGATTGCTGCAGACATTGACGTTACAGAAGCAAACTTTGTAGCAGAGTAGGGACAAATGAGTTTACATCAAAGAACAAAGCATCCTGAATATGTTGAAGGTTGTTTCGGATGCAAAGTATCAACTCTTGAATTAAATACTGGGGATGCTGGCAGACCAATTGCTGATAAGCAATGGCAAAGTAGATTGAAGTTCTACAAGGATGCTAGGAACCAAGGTATTCAACCAGCAGGTACCCATCGTGGTCAGGTTGAGGCAGCAATCGAAGCAAGTGAAACATTGGGCAAAGCATACGACGCTGGCACAATGGGAGTTAGAGCAGACAAGGTTACGAAATCCGTAGCCGAAGTGATGAAAGCGGTGGAGTAAATGATGAAGAAGGCATACAAGATGGGCGAGAAGATGGAATCTAAGAAAGAAAAGATGATGGAAATGAAGATGGGCAAGAAGAAGATGGTCAAGAAGGCTGTAAAGAAAATGGGTAAGAAGAAGTAATGCCAAAGGTAGGAATGAAAGAATTCGCTTACACAGCAAAAGGTATGGCTATGGCTAAGGCTGAAGCCAAGAAGACTGGCAAGCCAATGAAGAAGGCTATCAAGAAGAAGGCAAAGAAAAAGTAAATGGCATCAGACCCTAGACTAAAGCGAGCAGGAGTTTCTGGTTTTAACAAGCCAAAGCGAACACCAAGTCACGCCACTAAGTCACACGTTGTTGTGGCGAAGGAAGGCGACAAGGTTAAAACTATTCGCTTTGGTCAACAGGGTGTTACTGGGGACAGACAACCTACGAAGCGTCAGGCTTCGTTCAAGGCACGTCACGCTAAAAACATTGCCAAGGGCAAAATGTCTGCAGCGTATTGGGCTAACAAGGTTAAGTGGTAACAAACAAAGGTGGGGACAATGAACGACAAGTTAGCAATTGCTTGGTGTGACAATGGTATGGTCGATGGCAAGTTTATGCAAGGCGTTACAGATGTGATGCTCCACTCAGGAGTTGAAGTCGCAACCACCCTGCGTAGTCAAGGCAACCAGATAGCACGACAGCGAGACAAAGTAATTAACTATTGGTATGACGGCAATAAATCTGACTGGCTCTTATGGGTAGATTCAGATGTTGTTATCAGTCCAGATACTTTCAAGTTACTTTGGGATAACAAGGATGTTAAAGAACGCCCAATCCTTACAGGTGTGTACTTTACAACTGACCAGCCTGAAGAACCTTTAATGGAACCAATGCCAACATTGTTTAACTTTGTAGCCAATGGTGATGAGATAGGTGTCAAGCGAGTTCATCCTTTACCTAAGGATAAGTTATTGCAAGTAGGAGCAGCGGGTATGGGATTCGTCCTGATGCACCGTAGCGTGGTTGACCGCATCCGTGAGGTACTTCCAAAGGCTCCGCTGTTTTCAGATGTAGGACACGGAAAGAATTTTATGGGTGAGGATATCTACTTCTTCGCTCTATGTGACAAGGCTGACATTCCAGTCTGGGCACACACAGCAGCAACAGTTCCGCATATGAAGCGGTTCTCCTTTGATGTTAATTACTACGATGCATTCGTAGGGAATAAGAGGAAATAATGGCGTACACCCTGAGTCAGATGATTGATGAGGTTGTCTTGAACTTGGCTGGATATACATTCCAGCAAGACAGAGCAACCTACCTGAAGACTGCAGTTACAACTACAACATCTTCAAGTGCTTCACCGCTAATCCTGTCTCTGGGTTCGACTGAGAACGTCGGCAAGGGAGTCATTGAAATTGATGAAGAGTTAATGTGGGTTGATTCATATGACCGCATCTCTAACACTGCAACGGTTGCTCCTTACGGACGTGGCTACCTAGGCTCAACAGCAGCAACACACACGCTAGATACCAAGGTAACTATCTCTCCAACCTTCCCCCGTTTCTCAGTTAAGCGTGCAGTCAACGACACAATCCGTTCTCTTGGAGCAAACATCTTTGCGGTAAAGTCAACAACATTTACCTTCAGCCCTGCTCAGTCAACGTATGCTTTTAATAACCTCAACATCAAGAACATATTGACAATTGCTTGGGAGTCAATCGGACCATCTAAAGAGTGGGTGCCAGTTCGACGTTGGGACTTTGACTCTACTGCAGATGCAACAGCCTTTGGTGCTTATGCACAGACCATCACAATTGGAGCAGATATGCCAATGCCAGGACGCACAGTCCGAGTTGTATATGCAACTGACCCAGTAACCTTTACATCTAACAGTGAAGATTATGCAACACAAACTGGTCTTCCAGAATCAACACGAGATGTAGTAATCCTCGGAACTGCTTACAGACTTCTGTCCTTCCTTGACCCAGCACGTGCTTCTCAGATTAGCCCACAGGCTGATGAGACAGACAGCAAGCGTCCTTACGGTGCTTCACAGAGTGCGACTAAACAACTTTACGCTTTGTACTCACAACGTCTCCAAGAGGAGACAAAGGCTCAACAACAGAATTATCCCCCACGAGTTCACTTCTCCCGCCGATAGGAACCTAAATGACAGTCAGAAAATACTCATCACGTTCTCAGCAAACAACGCTGAGTTCTCCAATCACATCAACAGCAACTACTATGTCTGTTGTCAATGGCGCAGCCATTATGGGTGGAAAGACATTAACTGGAACTCAGACATATACAGTTGTCATTGACCCAGATACAGCACTCGAAGAGATTGTAGATGTCACCCTCTACTCATCTGGTAACACATTAACAATCACTCGTGGCGTAGATGGTCCAACCCCTGGTACTGGCTCTGCTCACTCAGCAGGTGCAGTAGTACGACATATGGCAATTGGTCGTGACTATCAAGAGGCTAACGACCACATTGAAGATTCAACTGGTGTACACGGAATCACAGATACCGCTGCTTTGGTTACTCTTACTGGAGCACAGACTCTTACTGACAAAACTTTAACTGCACCTATTATGACTGCTCCAGTACTTGGTACTCCAGCATCTGGAAATCTTGCCAATGCTACTGCGCTACCAATCGCAACTGGTGTCTCTGGTCTAGGCTCAGGAGTTGCTACATTCCTTGCTACTCCATCCAGCACAAACCTTCGTGGTGCGCTGACAGATGAGACAGGCACAGGCTCTGCAGTATTTGCTACAAGCCCAACACTTTCTAGCCCAACTATTACAGGCACTGGTGCTATCGCAGGTACATTTACAGGTAACCTTACAGGTAACGTAACTGGTAACGTAAGTGGAACCTCAGGTTCTACAACAGGTAATGCTGCTACAGCCACAGCCCTTGCTACTGGTCGTACATTCCAGTTAACTGGAGATGTAGAAGCAAGCGGAGTTACTTTTGACGGCACTGGCAACGTAAGCCTAACAACAGTCATTGGTACTGGCGCAATCGTTAACGCTGATGTTAATGCCTCAGCAGCAATTGCCTATAGCAAGTTAAACCTTAACGGAACTATTACTTCTGCTGATATTGTCAATGGAACTATTGTTGCTGGTGATATTGCAGATGGAACTATTACAGCAGCAAAGTTGGTCTCTGACCCTTATGCTCGCGCTAACCATACTGGCACACAACTAGCAGCAACTGTTTCAGACTTTGACACACAGGTACGCACATCTCGTTTAGACCAGATGGCTGCACCTACTGCATCTGTTGCGCTTAATGCACAAAAGATTACAGGACTTGGTACACCTACTGCTAATACTACAGATGCTGCAACTACTGCTTATGTAGATACTGCTGTAGCAAATCTTGTTAACTCAGCCCCTGGCACACTAGATACACTTGGTGAGATTGCAACAGCAATCCAAGCAGGCGGTTCAGTCTTTGATGCTATGGTACTTAAGGCTGGTTCTACAATGACTGGCGCTCTTGTTCTATCAGGTGCTCCTACAATTGACCTACACGCTGCAACTAAACTCTATGTTGATGGTGTTGCTGGTTCTGCTACTGCTGCTGCAGCAAGTGCTGCTGCTGCTGCCACAACATATGACAACTTTGATGACCGCTACCTAGGTGCTAAGTCAACTGCACCATCTGTAGACAATGATGGTAACGCACTTATTACTGGTGCTCTTTATTGGAACTCAGTATCTAATACAATGTTTGCTTGGTCAGGTTCTGCTTGGGGTTCTATCTCATCAACTGCAGCAATCTATCGTTACAAGTTTGTTGCTGCTGGCGGAGAAACATCAGTATCTGGTGCAGATGCTAATGGCTTAACTCTTTCTTATCTTGCAGGTTATGAGCAGGTATACCTCAATGGTGTACTTCTAGTTCGTACTACAGATTACACAGCATCTAACGGAACAAGCATTACTTCTCTTGCCGCTCTTGCTGCTTCTGACATCCTTGAGATTATTACCTTTACAGCATTTGATTTGGCTACAGCAATCCCTAACACAGTTATGGACGCTAAGGGCGACCTTATCGTAGGAACTGCAGCAGATACTGTAGGAAAGTTAACCGTTGGAACTAACGGATATTTCTTAAAGGCTGACTCATCAACTGCTACAGGTCTTACTTGGGCAGAAGTAGATACATCTACACTTGAAACAATAGTAAATGTTCAAAACAATTATGTAATGTCCTTAATGGGCGCAATCTAATAGAAAGTAGTAACTAATGGCTACAACATCCAAGGCTCTGGTAAGAACAGCAGCAGCAGTAACAAGCACAACCCTATACACAGTACCTGCATCAACTACTACAGTAATTACTAATATTGTAGTAACTAATACAGCAGGTTCAGCAGGAACATTTACATTGCTTCTTGATGATGTATCTATAGCGACAACTGTTTCAGTTGGTGCATATGACTCAACTATTATTGATATGAAGCAAGTACTTGCAACTGCAAAAACAATTAAAGGCTTAGCATCTGCTACAACTATTAATTTCCATATCTCAGGAGTGGAGATTTCCTAATGACACCAGTACAAAGTTTTAAAACAGGTTTAATTTCAGGTTCATTACTTGTAGGTAATGCTGTTTACAACCCACCTTTTTCTGTTGACTACCTTGTAGTCGCAGGAGGAGGCGGCGGTGGTTATTATTATTACTGTGGTGGCGGTGGAGCAGGTGGACTTCGTTCAACTGTGACTGCAACTGGTGGCGGTGGAACTTTAGAGTCTGCACTATCACTTACTAGCGGTACTAATTACACAGTAACAGTAGGCGCAGGCGGTGCAGGAGCGGTTGGTACTGGAACTGGTACTAATGGTAGTAATTCAGTTTTTAGTTCAATAACATCTGACGGCGGCGGCGGCGGCGGTGCAAATGGTGGAGGTGATAGATTTGGTCTTACTGGCGGTTCAGGTGGTGGTCACTCTGGATATCAAACATCTTCTCCAGTAAGTGGTACAGCCAATCAAGGTTATGCAGGTGGCGTAGGCGGTACTTATGGTGCAGGCGGTGGCGGTGGCGCTGGTGCAGTTGGAAGTAATGGATTAGGAGCCCCAAATCAACCAGGCGGTGCAGGCGGTACAGGTGTAGCCGTTTCTATTACTGGTTCATCAGTAACTTATGCAGGTGGCGGTGGTGGCGGTGGCGGTGAAACAGGAACGTGCATCGGCGGCTCAGGCGGAGCAGGTGGCGGTGGTACTGGTGGTACAAAATCAACTACTTATGCAACTGCAGGAACCGTAAACACTGGTAGCGGTGGTGGCGGTGGTGGTGAAAAACAACCTGGTGGAACTGGTGGCGCAGGTGGTTCAGGCGTTGTAATTCTTCGTTACCCAGATACTAGAACAATTACTATTGGAGCAGGTTTAACAGGTACAGAAAGTAGTGCTAGTGGTGGTTACAAGCGAGCCACTATTACTGCTGGTACTGGAAATGTGAGTTGGGCATAATGGCACATTACGCATTTTTAGATAATAATAATACAGTTACAGAAGTTATTGTTGGCATTGATGAGACAGACCTTATTGAAGGATTGAATCCTGAGACTTGGTATGCAAACTTTAGAGGTCAACGCTGTAAGCGTACTTCTTATAATGGAAACATACGCAAGAACTATGCTGGCGTTGGCTACACATACGATGAAAGCAGAGATGCTTTTATTGCACCAAAACCTTATCCATCGTGGTTATTAGTTGAGGCTACTTGTCAATGGCAAGCACCTATTCCAATGCCTACTGATGAAGCAATGTATCAATGGAATGAAGCAAATCTTACTTGGATGGAGATAACTAATGACTAAAGCCCGTGACCTAGCCAATGCTTCAACAGCATTATCGGCTGTATCAGCAACTGAACTGGCATTTGTAGATGGTGTTACCTCTGCTATTCAGACTCAGTTAGATGCAAAGACTGCAAAGTCTACCCTTACAACTACAGGTGATATTTACTATGCATCTGCTGCTAATACTCCAGCAAGGTTAGGGATTGGCTCTAGTGCTCAGGTGCTGACAGTATCAGGTGGAATACCTGCTTGGGCTACACCTTCTGCTGGAGCAACTTTTATTGGAGCATTTGCATATTCAACAACTCCACAAACTTTAGGAAACAATTCTAGAGTAGCGCAGGCTTTGCAAGCAGAACTTTATGATACAAATACATTTCACGACAATACGACCGATAATTCCCGTATGACAATTCCATCAGGTCAAAACGGTAAATATTTAATTGGGGCAATGGTTTCTTTTACAAATAACGTTACAGGTTATCGCTCAACCTCAATTCGTAAAAATGGCTCAGATGCTGTAGAATTTTATGGTTTTAATGCGGGCGCAGCAGGTGGTGGACCATTTGGTTCAATTATTTTAGATTTGGTGGCAACTGATTACATTGAAGTTTATGGTCGTCAAGGTTCAGGTGGAAACTTAGACACAGCAACAGACACATACACTGGTGGACAAACAGGTGTTTTCTTATACATTCAGAAGGTAGGTTAATAATGATTCAATTTCAAAAGCCAGTAAATCTTAATGGTGATGAATTACTTAATGAATTGTTTGCTGTTGGTATTGTTCTCGATAAATGGAAACAAGCGCCATCAATAGATGGTGAGGGTGTTATGTGGCTAGATATTGCAGAAGACGACAAAGCAAAGGCAGCACCTATTGTTGCTGCACATAACGGCACAATTGTTGCGCCCGATACTTCGGCAGCCAAAGCAGCCCTGCTTGCTCGTCTTGGTATGACTGCAGATGAAGCCAAGTTACTTCTCTCGTAATGTGTTACCAGTGTGGTAGTTGCTCTCATCAGCCTACTCGCACAATAGATTATCCCTGAGCAAGGATACAAACTGCTCAACTAATTTTTTCTGACTTAAGGAGATACGGTGGCTGGTAGAGACATAACCGAAGGTGATGATGGAGTCTATTCCTCCTATGATGGCAGTGGTGTATCTACTGTTGCACGTGGTGTTGCCGACATTGGTATCGTCTCATCTACTAGCACTTGGCAGAATACAGATGTAGCCTACGATGTAGCATTAGGTGGACTTCCATTCATCTATGCAATCAATGATGCTCGTCCTTATATCCGCCAGACTGCACCCTTTCGCAAGGACCAGTTTGATAATGGTCAAGAGCCAGGTGAACAGTCTCTGACTGGTTGGTGGATTCGCAGCCAGATGTCATTCCACTCTGGCTCAGGTATTAACTTCTATGACCCAGCAACAACTGACGAGAACGGGCACTACCGATTCTATAAGTCAAAGGGTATCAACGTATGGACCAAGGGACAGGCAACTCTTCTTAAGAATGTAACTGCTGGTCACGTAACTACAGGTGCTATTGCATCTAATGGTGTAGTACAACAGCATCTACGCTCTATTAAGTGGAGCACATTTACTGGTGCATTACTCCAGGATGAGTATGATGTCGACAAGATTAAAGTAACAGACCCAAGCAACCCAGTTCACTTTATTGATTATACTGCTGGTGCTGGTGTCTACCCAGTTTATGCAATCTGCGATGATGGAACTAATGCCTACTGGGTAACTAACAAAACATCTGGTGCAACTACAAAACTTACTGTCTATGGCAAGCCATTAACTGGTTCATCAGCAAGTACAGCAGATGAGTTTAAGGTATTTGATAACAGCCAAATAATTACTAATGGTGTTATCGATTATGTCAAGGCACGTTTAGTTATCTGTGCTGATAATAAGGTTTATGAGTGTGCTGCTGCTGCAACATCAACACCTACATTGGTATATACAAACCCATCAACTGGTCACGTATATACAAGTATAACTGCATCTGGTACTGCAATCTATATCTCTGGATACAACGGAGCGCAATCAACCATTGAGAGATATACGCTTGTAACCGCTACTGGTGCAATGCCTGTCTTAAGTCAGGCAATAGTTGCTGCCGAATTCCCAGTTGGTGAGATAGTCCACAAGGTTTATTACTATCTTGGATATATGATGATTGGTACTAACAAAGGTATCCGTGCAGCCACTGTTCGAGATGATGGTTCTATTAGTTATGGTCCACTAATTGTGGAAACAACACAGCCTTGCTATGACTTTGCAGCACGTGACCACTACGTGTGGTGTGCTACTAGCGTTGATGGTGAACCAGGATTAATTCGTATTGACTTAAGTAATGAACTAGAACCTTTACGCTTTGCCTGGGCAAACGATGTCTATTACGGTGGTATAACTGGACACGTAACTACTGCTGTCTGCTTTGCTGGTAACACTGACCCAACAGTTACAGATAGATTAATGTTTGCTACTGCATATGCATCATCTGCTGATGGTGCTGTCTATGTTGAAGACGCAACTACTCTTAACACAACTGGGTTTATCACAACAGGTAACATCCGATACGGAACACTTGAGCCTAAGAACTTTAAGCGTCTGCTAGGACGAGGTGACTTTACCTACGGTTCGATGACACTTGAGACTGTTGATAAAGATGGCGTTGAGTATGACCATATCTCTTATGACTCATCAATCCCACCTATCGAGGTTGGAACATCTAGCCCTGCAACTGCTCAAGAGTATGTTGCTTATAAATTTATTCTTTATCGTGATGCAACTGATACGACCAAGGGTCCTACCTTTAAGGGATACCAAGCCAAGGCAACCATTGCTACTCCACGTCAGCGTGTGATGCGCTTTCCTGTGTACTGCTTTGATGTTGAGACAGACAAGTACAACACAATAGTTGGTTATGAAGGCAGAGCCTTTGACCGCATTCAATCTTTAGAAGATGTAGAAGAAACAGGTGACGTTATTACCTGGCAAGATTTATCAACTGGCGAATCTCGTCAGGCAGTAATTGAACAAGTCACATTCACCCGTATGACACCACCCGATAAGCGTTTCGATGG